AAAGGGAGGGGCAAGACGCTACGCTGAAAAAGTTCAAACTTGGTCTTGCCTTACACCAACCCCCTAAACCGGGGAAGAAGCCAGTTGCTATGGCTTCTCCCATGATGCGCAAATTGGTCCCGAAGGCCGTCCTATATAACAGGGACGCCTTCATCCAATTTGCACTGATAGATCGCGCACTCCCGACTGCTGTCGGGCACCGTACTATGCAAAGCGCTCTATCAGAACATCAGCGCGTTTATACAACCAAGCATCATCCGCCGCAAGGATAGCTAGAGAAATGGAAAGTATTCTTATCAGGCCCGAGGGGGCCTAAGGTACCACTCAATTGGACCGGGGTAGGTCCAAAACTCAAATTCTCTGGCGCCTAGGGCGTCAAGAGGTCAGCTCACGGGCTTGACCTCTTCTCCAGACTCATTACGGAGGCTGTCACAGTTAGACTATCCCCAAAGGAAAGACGAGAACAAAGAGCGAATAAGAAGCTCTTCAGCATAGCTGCAAGAGTTCCTTTATACGGGAGTAACTGCTGGACCTCATTAATCAAATTAGTAGATCATGAATCTGAAGTAGTGCCGATAGCGGAGAATGGTTGTAAAGTAAGGGTGGTCACTAAGTCCACCGTCCAGACCGTGCACGCGGGGCACGCCTGGAGAGATCGTTTATGGCAGTACTTGCTTACCCATCGTTGGACGCGGGGACCTCTTACCAAATTGGATCCCCCGACTATTGAGACGGATCTCAATAGGTGGGCAAGAAAAGTCAAGGCGAAGATTCCACTCTGGGAACACACTTCGTCCGATTTGACAGCTGCTACCGATAACCTGAGCCTTGATTATGTATTGGTTTTCATACAATGGCTCGAATCGCTTCTCTTGACCCCAGAGGAGTTAGAAGCAGGTGAGGTTATACCTGAATTACGTGTTATGTAGTTATCCCAAACATTAATTTATAAGCGAAGGATACGTGATACTGATCCACATGAGGTTGAGCCAAGATCATGGCGCGATATCATTGTCAGAATACAGTCATCACGGGGTTGCCTTATGGGACTACCTCTCTCCTGGTTCTTGTAGTCTGTTCTGCATATCTTCATCGTTGATCAAGCTATTAGTATAGCTTTAATGAAGACTCGCGGAGCCAGAGACCAGTGGAAGAGAGACGACGTATTTGTCAGAATTCTCGGAGACGACCTTATTGCTATCTGGCCGAGAGAATGCAACATTGCATACTCGACCTAGCTTAGTGATAGTGGACTTCCCATTTCCAAGCACAAACACCAGGTGTCTTCCACTGTGTGCAACTTTGCACGCATGTGGTTTGCACCTATCTTTGCTAAGAAACGACCGCGTAATCCTAATTTCGGCTCTCTTAGTTGGGCACCTAATGCCAACTCTGGACCGTATTTAGTAGATCAGGCGGGCTTCGCTGATGAAGGATTTAGGGAAATCACAGGGTACAGGTGGATAAGGACTATCTCGATCGGCGCCTACGGGCGTTTCGATTCGACGAACATATTTCAGAACGCGTCCAGTTTATCCAGCTGTTATCGGGCTAGTCACCCGGCCGTGTTTCAGCGCTTTAGGGATGTGCTTAGAATTACTTCTCCCAATTTGTGGAGGAGGGCCGCTGAATAGCGCATACACCCAACTTTACCCTATATCGGGCTCGGTTTGCCTCAACGCCGTGGGCATCCAGACCGTATTGGAAAAGTTTCATTCCGAGACTACTACGCCTTTTTGGCGTGTAAATCGCATCATCCGTTGCGCTCCATTGAGCAACTTTGGGATTTCTCAAAACCCACAGAATTTTGGACCTGTTATAAGGGCGTCGTTGACGAGGTTTTAGCCTCACTCCGCCCTAGTCCACTATTACCTGTGGGGGGAATCCTCAAAAAGAAACCAAAATGCGTGGCTCTAAGGCCTAAACGCAATCCAGAATCATTACTCAGACAGGGACTTGTCCCGTACGAAACGCTTCTCGGCGACATAGCCGGAGAAGCAACAAACCGCCTTAAAGTCAACCATTTAGCAGCTCGAAGCGGGTTTCGACGGGTATCAGCAAGTGATGAACTCAAGAAACATACGATTACCAAAGTCTCTCTTGAACTCCGAAAATTACGCTACACATATGCCAAACTTCTGGCTAAGCGCATCAAGAAGAGTATGAATAAGTTAGTAGATGGGCCCGGTGGTCTTAGAACCGCCGGCAACATGGTACCTGAACGACTAGCGAACCGAACTCATGCATCCTTGGAACTTACTCAAGCAAGAGTAATCTATGCAACCCCCCTCTCCCGGACCGAGGAGAAGGTATGTGGCAATACTTCCACATAGGTCTGCAGCGTTAGTGCTGATTAGCTAACGCGCGCCACCATTGAATTCCCTGTCAAACACAAAGT